GTGTTCACGTTGAGAGCACAGAGGGCGAGGTGCCGAGCACTGCCGGGTTGAGGCTACACCTCGGGCTCGCTGGTCAGTCTGCATTGGGTGATCAGATCAACAGAGGGCCGGAGTTTTCGTCAATCATCAAAGGGATGAAAGACTGGATCGAACATTGGTGGGCGCGTCGGCTTGCTGGTTCTAGCGGATCCGCAGCGGCCGGAAGCATTTTTGCGCTCAAAAATCTAGCAGGCTGGACAGATAAACAGGAAATAAATCAGACAGTTAGTGTGTCTGGTGACCTGGAATCGAGATTGTCGACAGCTTTACTAGATCGACACGGCAAATCGTCCATAACCGAGACCGATGATCCGCTAACTCATTGAAATGATGTAGCTTTCTTCATTCTATTTTACATAATGTAAGATTATGCGAAGTCGAGCCGTTGATCTGTAACTCATTGATTCGGTTGGCGTTTTCAAAAATGGGCCCCCCTTTTCGTCGGTACCATCGGCGTCGATCATCGAGAGGCAGCAGATCGATCGGCAGAGTGGATCGTTCCATCTGCGTACCCCCATATACACACCCCAAACGAGACGTGAGGCTGCTGCAAAGGCAGCGAGACGTGCTGTTTGGGTGTGTTGCTCCAAAGGCAGCGAGACGTGGCGTTGGGGTGTGCCGGGCACCCCGCTGCTCGCTGCATGGCATCCCAAAAATTTCCCGCAAAAACAAAAGGGGTTTAGGTGGACGTAAAGAGGCTTAACGAACAACTTGCCAAGATCTGCGAGATTGGTGCGCTCGACCCGTTGACGTGGGTGCGTACTATTTTCCCTTGGGGTGAGGAGGGGACGGTGCTGGCTGACAGGGACGGGCCTGACACGTGGCAGGTTGATGTGCTGGAAGCGCTGCGGGATGGGAGTCTTAACGCTACGAGTTCTGTTCGCATTGCCATTGCGTCTGGTCACGGTGTAGGCAAGACCGCTCTGACTGCGTGGATTATTCTGTGGTTCATGTCCACGCGCCCTCATCCGTCGATCACTGTCACCGCGAACACCATGAATCAGCTGTCTGGAACGACGTGGCGTGAGTTGGCCAAGTGGCACAAGCTCGCGGCCAACAGTCATTGGTTTGAGTGGACGGCGACCAAGTTTTACATGAAAAGTTCCCCTGAGACGTGGTTCGCGGGCGCGGTGCCGTGGAGCGAGAACAACTCGGAGGCGTTTGCTGGTAAGCACGAGGATCACGTGCTGTACCTGTTTGACGAGGCGAGTGGTATTGCGGACGTAATTTGGAACGTGTCTGAGGGCGCGATGACAACCAAGGGGAGTTTTTGGTTGGCGTTTGGCAACCCGACCAAGAACTCCGGCAGGTTCCGGGAGTGCTTCAACGGGGGCAAGTTTGCTCATCGTTGGAAGACGATGCACGTTGACTCCAGGACGGCGAAGATGACCAACAAGGAGGAGATTCAGGCGTGGTTGGAGGATCACGGGGAGGATAGTGACTTCTTCAGGGTGCGCGTGAGGGGCATGTTCCCCAGGTACGGCAGTCAGCAGTTTATCTCTGGGGAGGCGGTGCGTGAGGCTGCCAAGCGGAAGGTTGAGGTGCCGAGGGGTGCGAGCCGGATCATGGGGGTAGACGTTGCTCGGTTTGGGGATGACCAGAGTGTGATCGCCCGGCGACACGGGCGGAAGCTGGAGCCGCTGATCAAGTTCAGGGAGATGGACACGATGCAGCTTGCGCACGAGGTGGCGAAGGTGATTAACACGTACCAGCCGGATGTTACGTTCGTGGACGAGGTGGGCGTTGGCGCTGGGGTTGTTGATCGCCTGCGGCAGCTTGGTTATCAGGTGATTGGGGTCAACGGCGGGAGCAAGCCTGAGAAGCAGAACGAGAGCGTGTACGTGAACAAGCGTGCGGAGATGTGGGGAAGGATGAAGGAGTGGCTTGACAGTGCCGAGATTCCGGCTGATATCGAGCTTATGGAGGAGCTGGTTGGGCCTGAGTATGGTTACGATAACAAGATGCGGATCATGCTTGAGCGTAAGGAGGAGATGAAGAAGCGGGGACTGACATCTCCTGACAACGGTGACGCCGTTGCGCTAACCTTCTCTTACGAGGTGATTCCGGTTAAGGATGAGGGGCTTAGTTGGGAGCCAGACCCTGTTGCAGATTACTGATCTTTGGTTTAAGGTATAGGGATATTCACCAACTTGGAGCAGAGATGAAAGTAGCGTATGTTGTAACCCTCGATGATGGCACCAAGATCGAGGTCGAATCGAAGAAAGACATTAAGGCGGTAGCGCGTACTCGCGAGATCGCCAACAAACTGGTTGCAGCAGCCCTTGAGAGCGACCCTTCGCTTGAGGATAGCAGCGAGGCGGTGTTGGTTATCTGCGAGGCGCTGGCCAAGAACCGTAAGGCTGTCACGTCTGCCTATATCATCCCGCGCCCTGGGAGGTCTAAGGGGTGAACCCGACCGAGGTTAGGGTGTTGAAGGTGTTGAAGGAGCGCGGGCGGGTTACTGCTGCCGAGATGTGTACCGAGTTCTACGTGCCGTATCACATGGTTCCGCAGGTCATGGTGCGCATGGGCAGGATTGACGGGGTGACGTATACTGAAGGGGCATTGGTTTGGGACGACTCTTCGTCTTGATCACGGTAATTGCCGAGTTCCACATCATCGGGAACTTTTGGCTTGCGCACGGCTGGAGGTGGGGTGTGATGCCACCACCTCCTCCGCCCCATTTGGAGAAGCACGATGAGCGATCAAACAGTAACTACGTCCGAGATCGACTGGGAACTGCTTGTGCGACTGCACATGACGCCAGAGGAAGAGGAGGACAACCGCTCGCCGGTTGTCTACAGGTTCCTGAACGGGCGAGAGTTCAAGCGACCGGAGAATCCGTATGAGCCTTGAGGTGTCATCTGATAACGTTGACCTGTTGATCAAGTCGCGAGCGTCGGCTGAGATACTGGCGAAGAACGTAGGCGAGCACCTGCACAGGCACTATCCGGGGCACTTGTGGGCGGTCAACGTTGGGGGTGGGGTGGTGACGGTACAGAACCTGAGCCTGAGCGGGAAGTGGGGGTTCAGGATCTTTGAGAACGAGATTGACCCTGACTACAAGTGTGTGATGCGGGCCGGGGGCGAGTTGCTTGAGCGGTTTAATCTGCGGCGCGGTGCTGCGAGGGACGAGGTTAGCCTGCTGCGCAGGAACCTGAGAGGGGAGGCGGTTGATGTCGACACCAGCACTTGAGGTTGATATAGCCGAGCTGATCTACCGAGGCTACGTGCAAGGTAACAACGTTTACGCAGCGGGCAACGGGGGGTCATGTGATCAGGCTAACCACCTGTGTGCTGAGTTGATGGGCAAGTTCCACGACTTTCGCCCTCCAGTGTGCGCTCACTCGCTGTGTTCCAACCCGTCGACCATCACGGCCATTGCCAACGACTACGGGTTTGATGAGGTGTTCAGCCGTCAGGTACACAGCATGGCTCCGGGTGATATACTGTTTCTGTTGTCTACATCCGGTGACTCTGCGAATTTGGTCAGTGCTGCCGAGGTTGCACTCGACCGGGACGTGACTACGATACACATCGGAGGCGGAGGGCTGCTTGGGAAGCTGTGCGAGTACGGGTTCCTGTTTACAGGGTCTACCGCGCAGATTCAGGAGCGGACTCTAGGCACGATTCATACTATATGCCGAGCAGTCGACGAGGTGTTTGAGAATGAGCGATGAACTGGACGATTGGCTGTCCCTGGCCACAGACGCCTACAACGAGTCGACCGACTGGTACAAGTCGAATCTGGCTGACCAGTTGCAGCGCAACCTTGCTAACTTCCAAGGCAAGCACCCTAGCGGGTCGAAGTACAACACCTCGGCCTACGCACACCGCTCGCGCCTGTTCCGTCCCAAGACCCGCGCAGCGATCAGAAAGCATGAGGCAGCGGCTGCTGCGGCGTTCTTCGGTACTGCTGACTTGGTCAAGATCAGCCCGGAGGACGAGAACAACGAGATGCAGCGAATCTCTGCTGCGATTCACACCGAGATCATGAACTATCGTCTGAGCAAGACGATACCTTGGTTTCGCATTCTTGTCGGTGCGTACCAGTCGACCTTGGTGAACAAGATCGTCTGCTCCTGGCAGTATTGGGAGTATGAGGAAGAGGTCGACAAGGAGCCGCTGCTCGATATCTACGGGCAGCCCATGCTTGATCAGGACGGTGATGAGATGAGCCGGGACGTTGTGACGGTCGTGCTTGATCGTCCGGTCATCGAGCTGATCCCTATCGAGAACGTGCGGATCAGCCCGCACTCTGACTGGCTCGACCCGGTAGGTAGTTCCCCCTACCTGATTCGTAGAATCCCGATGTTCGCGGTTGACGTGATGAGCCGTATGGAGCGTGAGGACAGCAAGACCGGTGCACCTGCGTGGAAGAAGATGCCGCTTGAGAAGATCGTCGCGGCATCTGAGGAGTACAGCGAGGATCGTGTGCGTCAGCAGCGCAGACACAACCGCTACGACGAGGAGACATCGACGGTCAGTGAATACACGCTGGTGTGGATTCACGAAAATATCATGAAGCGTGAGGGCATCGACTGGGTGTACTACACCTTGGGTACTGAGGCGATGCTGACCGATCCGGTGCCGATAGAGGATGTCTACCTGCATGGCATTCGACCTTGCGTCATTGGTACTGCGGTTCTTGAGGCTCACAACCCGTTCCCGTCGTCTGTCGTTGAGCTTGGACAGCAGTTACAGGCGCAGGCCAACGACCTTGCGAACCAGAGGTTCGACAACATCCAGCTGGCGCTGAACCGGCGCAAGTACGTCCGTAGAGGCTCCCAGGTCGACCGTGGGGCGCTGATGAAGTCGGTGCCGGGCGGTGTGGTCATGGTAGGGGATCCGCAGCATGACGTGCGCGAGGAGGTTGTGCCTGACGTGACCGGCTCCAGCTACCATGAGCAGGACAGGCTCAACATGGACTTTGATGAAGTGATGGGTAACTTCTCGCAGGGGTCTGTTGCGACCAACCGGCGGTTGAGCGAGACCGTTGGCGGGATGGAGATGATTTCATCAGATGCGAACCAGATGACCGAGTACACCTTGCGCCTGTTCACCGAGACGTGGGTTGAGCCGGTGCTGAGGCAGCTTATGCAGCTTGAGGTTGCCTACGAGACTGATCAGGTCGTTCTCGGTATGGCTGCTGACCGCAGTGGGATGCTGATGCGCTACGGCATTGATACTGTCACCGACGAGATGTTGAGACAGGATCTTGCTCTGAACGTTAACGTGGGGATCAGCGCGACCAATCCCAAGATGCAGCTGCAGAGCTTCGCTGAGGCGATGATGGCCGCTGCCCAGATGACCCAAGTTCCGGGTGTGAACCGGGGTGAGGTGATCGCTGAGATATTCGGCAAGCTGGGTTACAAGGACGGGAGCAGGTTCTTCAAGGCTGACGAGGAGATGGAGCAGCAACAGCAGGCGATGATGCAGGCGCAGAATCAGCCGAACCCTGCTGACATGCAGCGCATACAGGCCGAGATGCAGTGGCGTCAGCAGGAACTGCAGTTCAAGCAGTGGGCGAAGCAGTATGAGATTGAGGCGAACAAGGAGCTGCAGATGATGCGGATGGCCCTTGAGCGCGACCTGACCATCACCCAGCTGCAGGCCAAGCTGCAGATTGAAGGTGCCAAGCGGCAAGAGAACATGATGCGCGAGCAGGCGAAGCTGCAGAAGGGCGAGCTTGATCGCAACGCGAACATCGCGGTCGCCGGTGAGAAAGAGGCGACCAAGCGACTTGAGATGAACTTCAAGGCCAAGATGGGGAGTGGTATTTGATGACCGAGATCGAAGAAGAGTACTTTAAGCTGGCGAAGATCGGACAGGACGCAAAGACGTTCCTATCCTCGCCGTTGGGGCAGAGACTGCGCCAGAAGGCGGCTGCCGAGCTTGAGTATGCGCGTGATGAGCTTGAGGTCGAGCGTGACCCTGAGCGGGTACGTGAGCTACAGGCGCAGGCCGGTGTAGCGAGAAGGTTCATCGACTGGATCGTTGAGGCCATCGAAGTCGGCGCAGAAGCCGAAGATTTAATTCGTGATGTTTGACAAGGGGCAACCTATGACTGAGACTGTTGATAACGTAGACGCTGAGGAGAACTCTACCGAGCAGGTGCTTGAGCGAGGGCGTTCGCAGCGTGACGAGATGATGCGAGCCATCGTCGAGCGTCGTCAGGCGGAGATCCGCGACAGCGGGGAATCGGAGCCGGTGACGCGAGAGCAGGGTGGCTCGCTGCCGCTACGTCGAGACGGTGATCAGTGGTTCACCAAGGTCAAGGTGAACGGAGAAGAACATGAGGTGCCGTTTGATGATGTCGTCAAACGGTACCAGAAAGATTCTGCGGCTGACCGGCGGCTTGCGCAAGCAGCTGAGCGTCAGAAGCAGCTTGATGCTTACGCTGCCCGATTGGAGCAGCGAGAGCGAGACTTGATGCAGAAGGCGAGACCGCCTGTACCGAAGCCCGGCCAGGCACGTCCTTCTGCTAGAACAACCGCCGCGCCATCCAATGACTTGGACGCAAAGGCACTGACGGAGGCTTTGTACTCCGGTGATGAGGACGCCGCTACGAAGGCTTTTGCCAAACTGTTGGCCAGAACACAGCAGGCAGCCCCTGCTGCAACACCAGCGGTGAATGAGAGCGTGATAGCGGAGCGTGTACAGAAAAGGATTGAGGAGGAGGCCCAGCGTCGTAAAGCGATGCAGTTCGAGCGGGATAGGGTAGATGCCTTGGAACGATTCAATGAAGAGTACAAGGACATCATCGACGACCCGTACCTGCGAGATATGGCAGACAGCGAGACGGTACGCATTATGAACGAGCAGGGCGCAACTGATCCATGGGAGATCATGAAAGCGTCAGGCGACAAGGTTCGTGAATGGTTAGCCTCCCGATCAGGAGGTACGGTAAATCGCAGCTCCCGGAAGCGGACTGCAACAGCCGTTACAGGAGCTGCTAGGGCTAGGGCATCACTGGTGCCGGAAGATAACGCCCCTAAGACAGCTTCGGATATTATCGCAGATATTAAACGAGCAAGGGGGCAGATTTAATTAGGAGATATTGTTATGGCAGGTCAACTTTGGGTTACTGATAGCCTTGGCGGCTACATGTACTCGGATCAGCTTAGTGCGGAACTCCGCACTGCTGTTCAGCCACTGTGTCGCTTCCGTCAGTTCGCTGACGTTAAAGATGCAGCCCATCAGGGTATGGGTAAGGGTGATACATTTCACTGGAATGTATACTCTGATGTTGCAACTCAGGGTACAACCCTACTTGAGACTGATACCGTACCTGAGACTAATTTCACAATTAGTCAGGGAACTCTTACTATTACAGAAGCCGCGAATAGTGT